AACGACATTGAATGACGTTGCGACTTCGGCAAAATATGGAATGAAATAATTCCCCGTTGTGAATGTTAGGTTGATCGGCGACGGACGATCCGAAATGACGTCGTCGGTGAATGGCGACAATGATTCAAAACCCGGATATCGGCCATTGTAATAATTGAAATAAACCCTGGATGAATCCGTAATCAATACGGCCGATGTTGTTGTTCCGTATTCCTCGCGTATTTTCACAACGCATGAAACGCGCCATTCCCCTTCGCCCATTTCATCGGCAACCATTGCACCGCCAACATCCGCGCCAAATGATTGAACGCAATATTCGCGGATCACCGCGCCCAGGTCAATAATCCCCCGGTTTGATGTTGGGTGTGGGAAATACTTTCCTTTGAAAACCTGGGTTCCGTTTATTTCAAGTTCAGCGATATATTTATAGTTTGGATACGTTGTTGGGTTTGCGGCGTGCGCATCGTAAACAACGTAAACCAGGGGATCGTTTACGGATGAATACTGAACGGGTGTAAATTCGAATGTCATTTTGTTATGCAGTTTATAATGTCAATTTTTAGCGCAATGCCCAATTCATTTTCCATTTCGGTTTTGAATTCATCGGTTGCCTCGGCCCAAAATTTGCGCGGTTTTATTCCTTTGCGCTTGATGAAATAAGACGCGGAAACGGCGGCCCTGGTTGATGCATCCATCATGGTTTTGCCTTTTGCCTCTCTTGCCGTTACGGCCCTTGAAACGTTCCGAGCGGATGCGCCTTCGCGTTGAATCCATGCCTTTACTGATTTTACCATTTCGCCGTTTGGATCAACTCCGCGCGTTTTAAATGAAAACCGCGATCCGCGATCGATGGCCCATCCGTTTACCCCTTCATCCTGGTATGTTGAATATTCGGGCGCGGTTATTCCGATGCGATATGATTTGCCATCGAACTCCAACATTGTTGGCTGCATTTCATCCGCCATTCGCCCGGATGAAACAACATCCTTTTCATTGATTTTGTCCGAAACAATATCAATGTAACGGGCCGCCAATTGCTCAATGGTATTGTTTACATCCTTTAACTCAACCTTTTCAAAGTTCTGCGCATCTTCCCCCAACAGATCCAGGAATCCATCCGCCAACGCTTCATGTTGTACTTTCGAAAACGATGCCATGTTATTTGTTCAAATGTTTTTGATATGATTGAAACGCCTTCAAATATGCTAAATCATTCAACGCCTGGATGATAGGCAAATCGAACGCCTGGGCCAATGTGATGCCTTCATATTCCGCCACTTGTTTAGCGGAAAAAAACCATCCGTATTGATCAACAAACGGATGTGGCTTTTCGGGTTTGGCTAATTCATCGGATTCATCTTCCTCCTCTTCCGCTTCAAATAGGCCTTTGTATGAATTAACCAGGTCAGCAAACGAAAGATAAAAACGCGTAATGTCTTGAAGTACATGGCGAATATTTGTATTTAACAATAGTTCCGATTTCAGTTTGTGGTCGCGCTTATTTTTCCAAATGGATGCGCCGACCAGGTGCATTGCATCAACCTGGCCCTGCTTCATGAAATGTTGGCATTCGATGAATTGGCCCAGGGTTATTTTGGTTGCATCGGTTTCGAACTTGAACCAGGAATAAAACGGCTTTTTGTTGATGTTGCTAAATTGTTTACCGATGCGCTTTGAATATTTGAGAAAACGTTTTGGCTCCATGTTGTTGACTTCATCATAGGTAAGGCCATGAACATCCATGATGATCCAGGCCACCTGGGAAACTTGATCATCCGCATCATTCCAAAACGCCGAAAGCCGTTGATATTCGCGCAACTTCATGCTTATTGTGGCAATTTCCGGCGGTTTGTTGCGGCATAAAAAAACCCGGCGTTTTGCCGGGTTGATGTTAATTCAGATCAAACATTGGGGCCATCGAATATGTTCCGTATGGCATAACGTATTCTTTGCCATCGTATGATTTGCGGATTTTGCAACGAACGATTTCGCCCCTCTCAATCATGATGAACGCGGTTTTTTCGGTTCTGTTCACCAATGTAACAGAAACGATGATGTCATAATTTGTGATCAACCTGGTTGTTAAAGTTTGCTTTGTCATGGTAGGTGTGTTTAATTGTGATTTGTTCCACAAATATAAAACAATATTGTTTTATTATCCAAATAAATAATAATGTTTTTTTTAAATTATTTTTTCCCCCATAAAAAAGGCCAGGATGGAAATCCCGGCCGGCCATAATCTATGAAACTAACATCGTTAATCGTAATCATCCGCGAATGAATATTCCCCGATGGCTTCGAATTGGGATAATTTATTTAACCCCACATATCGAACGGCATCAATGGCATGGTTTAGAATATCCTCGGGCGCATTCAATGAACGGCCTTCGCGATCCTTTGCCCACCGGTATTGGCGCAATTCCTTGATCAAATTTAGCGAATTCTTTGTAATTCTCAAATCATATCCCTGCAATCTGTCAATGGATGCCTTAATGGAATCCGGCCCCTTTCGGGCCGCCTCAACATAAAACCCGGCGTTTGTCAATTCAGCAATTGATTTCGGTTCCGCGGAATCGGCAACGATGCACCTGGATGAATTAACGCCCAATTGTTTTAAATGATTGACAATTTCCGAATTGGTTAATTTGGTTTGATAGAGCAATTCATTGATGTAGATTTTCCCATCATATCGGAAAACCTCTACCAATGCCGTCGGATCGTTTGTAAAACCCCAATCAAGGCCATACGATATGAATTCGGATTCCGCCGGGATGCGCTCGCATTGTTGCCAATTTTGGAAAACAACTCCATCCAGGGAACCGATTTCACCCAATCCATAAACCCGGAACCAATTGCCCCAAAACGCGGAACCATTATCGGCCTTTTCTTTTGCCTTCAGAATAAAGTTCAACGCCGATTCCGGACATGCTTCATTATCCTGGTAATTGATTATTATGAAATCAACATCCGGATCATTGATCAATTCATCATGAAACCAAAACGGGTTCGTTGGATTCCAATCCAAAAAAACGCCTTGCTTTGTCCGGGATGCCAATTCGGTATACGAATGAAAGGTCATGTTGTTGCACTCATTCATATAAAGCCAATCACGCCTGGCCCCTCTCAACTTCGCGTCATTGTCCGCGCTGAAAAATTCAATCTGTGATCCGTTTGCAAAGTTATATTTGAAATCCGTTGCGTTCCATCGATCATCAAACCATCGGCCCGTTTCAAACATGATTTTTTTGAAATCCTTCATTGCTCCCCGTTTCAAATGTGGTATTGATTCGGCAACGATTGAAATTTCGCTGAATGGGTTTTTCGCTGCGATGTCAACCAGGATGGGGATGATCGCATAGGTTTTGCCTGCATGTTGCCCCCCAAATAAATGGGGGGCCAATTACGAAGAGGTGCCACCCTGGACACCCCTAACGAATTTTTTAAGATCGCGAATCTTTTTGATTGCGGTTGTATATTTAAACATAGTTAATCCCCAAATAAAGGTTGTTCTGTTATGATCTTTGTTTCTTGCTTATCAATCAATCCGTTTAGTTTTGCCGTCAATTGCTGATTGTATATCCCAACCATGCCGCCCTCGATCTGATCAGCCTGCCATTCCTCCCTAATACGCGTAACGATGCCCAAATAGGAATTATATGCGCCTTTCGTATTATCGAAATATTGGTGAACCAAATGGCCTTTATTTGCCCTTACCCATGAATAAAAACGATTCATCAACAAAGGTCTTTGCCGTAAACGGAAAACCTCAACGCCATCCTTTCCGACAAAATCCTGGATACGAATCGGGTTTTGAAATACCCATTCTTTGTATTCATCCCAATAATCGGCCAGGTCATCCGGCGTGATGTATTTTTCTTTTATTGGCGGATTACTCCGGGTTTTTGGTTGCGCTTGCTTTTTTGGCTTTGCCATCTAATTTGTTTTTGTTTTCGAATACGAATCGAATCATTTCGTTCACGCATGGTTGGCATCCCCGGAATGAAAATTCGGATTGTGGATCAATCAGTTTTGAAAGGCGTTCGAATTCGAGCAATTCGGATTCGGATGGGTGAACATCAACGCCGGCGATGATGCGATCATAAAGGAAAGTTTGCGATAATACATCCATTTTTTTTTATTTTTAAGTTTTATAAATCCATGTGTTTTTTTATTTCGATCCTGGCTTTTTTTATTGTTTTGCAAATGCCCGAAAATTCGATGCCGGTAATGGCTTCAACCTTTCGGTATGATCCATGTTCAGCATAAAGT